AAATAGACGCAATCAACATTAGAACAGTGGCCCAAGCAAAGAGAAACAAAGCCAAAAGGCTTACACAACAGGAATATGAAAGACGCAAAGCAATAAATCCAAAGACCAAACTGTCCGAATGCGACATAGACTATCGTAAAATATCCAAAGATGATGTGGTGTTTAGAGTGATGACTTATGAGCATATACCAGAAGATCCAGGTAGAAAAAGAAATCCAAGAAATGTAGCGGACAAAAAGGTAAAAGTAAATTTCCCACCATTCCAACATTGGAAGTATGATAAAAAAGGCAACTTGACCTGTATTGGTAAAAGCCACTGGGAAGGTGGACTACACAACGGTAAATTCAACAAAGATGTTGGTAAGGCCACAAACAAATTGGCTTTGATGTGGATGAAGTTGTGTGAAAGATATGGTACAAGAGGTAACGTGAGAGGTTACACATACAACGATGAAATGCAAGGACAAGCCATACTGCAATTAGCACAGATTGGTTTACAGTTTGACGAATCCAAATCAAACAATCCATTTGCATACTACACAGCGGCAGTTACAAATTCATTTGTTAGAATCATAAACATCGAAAAAAGAAATCAAAACATTAGAGATGACATTCTAGAAATGAACAACATGATGCCGAGTATGACCAGACAAACGCAAGGCGAAGCATCGACACCTCGTAAGGCGCCTGCAAAAAAAGTTGCCAAAAAAGTCAAGAAGTAGTTGACATTGCGTGACTTTTAAGTTATGCTGTAAACAAGTAGGAGAAAAGTTTTGTTCAAGAAATTAGCAGTTTTTACTGACATTCACTTTGGTTTAAAATCCAATTCAAAATTACACAACGATGACTGTGAAGAATTCGTTGACTGGTACATAGACATTGCAAAACAACATGGTTGTGAAACAGGAATGTTTTGTGGTGACTGGCATCACAACAGAAACAGTGTCAACATAACCACAATGGATGCTTCTATTAGAAGTTTAGAAAAAATAGGTAAAGCATTCGATAAATTTTATTTCTTTCCAGGCAATCACGATTTATATTACAAAGACAGCAGAGATATCCAATCAACAGAATTTGGAAGATTTATTCCAGGTATCACAATGGTAAATGAGATCACAAAGATTGATGATGTTGTCATGGTGCCTTGGTTAGTAGGCAATGAATGGAAAAAAGTTGGTAAGATGAAGTGCAAATATATGTTTGGTCACTTTGAACTGCCGAACTTTTTTATGAACGCAATGGTTGAAATGCCTGACACAGGCGAATTAAAAGGTAGCGACTTTGTTGCACAAGAATATGTGTTTTCAGGACACTTCCACAAAAGACAAATCAAAAACAATATTCATTATTTAGGAAACAGTTTTCCACACAATTACGCAGATGTAGATGATGATGAACGTGGCATGATGATACTAGAATATGGCAAAGAGCCTATATATTTTAATTGGGGAAATTGTCCTAAGTATAGAAATGTTAAGTTAAGCACATTATTAGATAAGACAAAAGAAATAATGAAAAGCAAAATGCATTTAAGAGTTACATTGGATATAGACATTAGTTTTGAAGAAGCAAGTTTTATAAAAGAAACATTTATGAAAGAATATGGATGCAGAGAAATCACATTGATTCCAAACAAGAAAGACGAAGAAATAAACACTGATATAGATATTACAAAATTTGAAAGTGTTGATCAAATTGTTTCTAAAGAAATTGAATCAATTGAATCTGATGCATACGACAAACAAGTACTACTAGGTATATTCAGAGATCTAAACAATGATACTAATTAAAACACTTACAGTCAAAAACTTTATGAGTGTGGGTAATCAGACCCAAGCCATAGACTTTCAGCAAAAATTATTAACACTGGTACTAGGTGAAAATTTAGACATGGGTGGTGATGATGCAGGTTCACGTAATGGTACAGGTAAAACAACCATTGTAAATGCTTTATCATATGCATTATATGGCGAAGCATTAACAAAAATACGTAAAGACAATCTTGTAAACAAAACCAACAGCAAAGGTATGTTGGTCACAATAACATTTGAAAAAGAAGGAAAGAAATATAAAGTAGAACGTGGTAGAAAACCAAACGTAATGAAATACTTTATTGATGATCAAGAACAAGAACTATCAGATGTCAGTCAAGGTGATTCACGTAAAACACAAGAAGACCTAAACAAAATGATTGGTATGACTCCAAGAATGTTCAAACATCTTGTTGCACTCAACACATACACACAACCATTTTTAGCATTGCATCATTCAGAACAACAAGACATTATAGAACAACTGTTAGGAATACAGTTGCTATCAGAAAAAGCAGATATCTTAAAAACAAAAATTAAAAGAACAAAAGAAGATATTGCTTTAGAAACAGCAAGATTAGAAGGTTTAAAAATAAGCAATGAAAAAGTTGAAGAAACAATACAAAGTTTACAGCACAAAAGCAGTGCTTGGGAAACACAAAACAAAGATGATATTGAAAAATTAAAATCCAATCTAAAAGAACTGGAAAATGTTGATGTTGAAAAGGAATTAGAAGCACACAAGATACTAGATGATTGGCACAAACTGGACAAAGAACAAAGACAATTACAAAAAGATAAAAGTAATCTAGAAGCAACCATTGTACAAGCAGACAAAACTGCCAAAAAATTAGATAAAGATTTAAGCAAATTACATCATAAAGCCACTTGTTATGCTTGTGGACAAGACTTGCCAAAAGAAAAAATAGAAGAAATGCAAAGAAAATTGGAAGAAGAATATGGTGAAGCAAACAGTTATGTGATGGATCTGCAGGAACAAATTGATCAAACAGATAAAGAATTACAAGAACTGGGTGATCTCACTGAAAAACCAGACACATACTATGACACAATTAAAGAAGCATATGAACACAAACAATATGTAGGCAACATAGAAACAGCATTGAAAAACAAACAAAAAGATACAAATCCATACATAGATCAAATAGATGAATTACAAAAACAAGCACTACAAGAAATAAATTGGGATGAAGCAAACACATTGCAAAAATTAAAAGAACATCAAGAATTCTTGTACAAATTGTTGACAAACAAAGATTCCTTCATAAGGAAAAAGATAATTGATCAAAACCTAACATTCTTGAACAATAGGTTAACACACTACTTGGATCAATTAGGACTTCCACACTTGGTCACATTCAAAAATGATTTGAGTGTGGAAATCACTCAACTCGGTCAAGACTTAGATTTTGACAACTTGAGTAGAGGTGAACGTAACAGATTAATACTAGGTATGAGTTTTGCATTCAGAGATGTATGGGAAAACTTGTATCAAAATATTAATCTGTTGTTCCTAGATGAATTGATAGACAGTGGTATGGACAGTGCAGGTGTTGAAAGTTCGCTGGCAATATTGAAGAAGATGAGTAGGGAAAGAGGCAAAAACATATTCTTAATCAGTCACAAAGATGAATTGGTTGGTCGTGTAAACAATGTATTGAAAGTGATCAAAGAAAACGGATTCACTTCTTATGCAAATGATGTGGAGACATATGAGCATACAAGATGATACACATGACAAGTTGACCAAAGCCTACATGGCGTACTTCAAGGCAAACGAGCAGTTCGCGAAGAGGCGAAGCCTCGCTACCAAAGTAGCCGCCAGAAAGGCGCTCGCGGAAATTCGAATTTTGGCCCGAACACGTAGAAAAGAACTCACAGAAGAGTTTGAATCCAGTAGAAATCAAAAGACACACAACCAAAAATAGCACCAGGTAAGTATTGGTATGGCATGGACATATCAAGGAAAACCCATAGACACACTGCCAGAAGACTGTGAAGGCTTTGTGTATCTCATTACCAATACAACCAACGGTAAAAAATATGTGGGCAAAAAACTGGCAAAATTCAAGAAGACACGTCCGCCACTCAAGGGAAGAATAAACAAACGTAGAAGCAAAGTCGAAAGTGACTGGAGAGACTATTGGGGTTCCAATGATCATTTGGTTGCTGACGTCAAGGCACTAGGGGAAGACAAATTTACTAGGGAAATATTATACATTTGCTCAAACAGAGGCACAATGAGTTATTTGGAAGCCAAGGAACAGTTTGACAGAAGAGTACTCGAAACAGACGACTACTACAATGGAATTATTAATGTTCGCGTAGGCGGATCCAAAGTCCTAAAAGAAGAATTAAAATCTCACAAGGCTTAACATAGCAACACAGTTGATAGAAATATCCAGGAAATGCAGTTGATAAAACGTTAGGTGAATCCTGAGTTGCAAGGCAAGTGCTTACTTAAGGCACAAAAGAAGATGCTCTGTGAAAAAGATACAACATCACAACTACTCACTTTGTTTGTGAAGGGTGGGTCAGTTGCCCGTGACTATGAAGTCTGGAATAGGGAGTTGGCGGGTCACCGCTTCCGTTCGAAAGAAATTTCCTCTCACACAATGGCAGGCTAATCTCGCATGATGGCTCCTACTTTGCCCAAACGGGTGAAGTATGGATCAACTATCTGCATGATGCGACACATAACTTCGTTATGTTGATTGCTTAAATGCTGAGCGTTTAGCGAAGCAGAACGACGCAGTCGTTCTTAAACATTAGGATCAAACTGTTCACAATCCAACCACAAACTCTTATCAGGGTCTGCACTCTGAACATAGCGGAGTTTTGTGTGACTCCAATCTCTAACTTCCAATTCTTCCAACACACTTTGTTGATACACATGGATCACTTTGGGATCCATCTTTAAAATTTTTTTAACGGCGTCCCTGTCAGGACGTGACTCGTAAGTCTGGATAGTGGTCACTGTTGGCATCTTGGAAAAGTCTCTCGCATATTTGTCGCCGCGGAGCCACGTGAGTGGCCCTACATCTTGACTCATCAGTTTGAGTTCGTCCGCTCTGTGTCGCCAGTGTATGTTCTTTTCATCAAATCCTAACTCCACAAGTCTATCATAGGTCTTGGAACCTACTGCATAAATTTTCTGATTGAGTAATTTTTTGAGACTGTGTTTGTAGTGATTGACTGCTTCGATGTGTGTGATAATTAAGCCTTGCGGCTTGGCGGGATCATGGTCCACTGTATATGTCTTCATACAGGGTATCCAAATGTCATCTCCGTTTAGTTCCGCAGGTTTGGTAATTTGCGTGTATACTTGCATAGGTGTATTATTTAGAACAGGTGGTTTCATCATTAAAATAGCATATTTGATTCTAGATGTCTGTAAGGTAGATATTTTTACACTTTATATATTGTGTTTGTTAGCATTAAAAGAACGGTTGTCCTGTTTTTTTGGCTGTGTCCAGATTGTCTTTGATAACTTTTGCCATGATCTCTCTGTCTTCTGCTGAACTCATGTATATCTCTTCCATTGTGACTCCGCCACGCATGAACCAAGCAATTTTTGTGAGTTCTGCTTTGAAGTTTTTTGTTTCACTTTCCATGTCCTTGGCAATTTTAAGGATCTCAGAAATATCCAGTGTGGAAATTTTTAACCGAAAAAATTTGCGGTATCGAATTGTATAGGTAGTTTGAAAGTTTCTGGAGCACCTTCTTTGCGTTCTTCTTCAGTGGTTGTGATTTCCATTTCAGGAAGTGCAAAGGCATCTCTTTGTTTTTCTAAATGATCCAGTATTGTTTGGAAAAATCCTTTTTCGGCATTTTCAATAAACTCTGCTATCATGGCTTTGTCTGTAACAGTCTGTCCATCAACTTTTACAGATACCACAGTTTCAGTGACCATGCCGACATTTAACGCAGTCAATTTTGTTAAACTCTGTTGAAATCTTTTCAGTTTGTCTTCTTCAGATATTTCTTGATTTCTTATTGTTTCTTGTAGACGTGCTTCTTCAAAAGATTTGATTGCCATCTTTGTGAATTGATTGTAATTTAATGGATTAGTTGTGACTTCCATATCTGCAACAAACACAGTTTCTGAATATTGTGCTGACAATAATTTATCTAAAGATGATTGTAAATTTAATTCATAATCTTTTTCAATCTTTGTGCCTGGTATAGTGATTGGCACAGTCATTTTTT